CGTTTGCGAATCGGATACCCCAGACCATCCCGGTGTTTGTGCGTCATCTACAGCAGCCCACCCCGGTGTCTGTGAATCCGGCACCTCCGACCATCCCGGTGTTTGTGCGTCATCTATCGCTCCCCAATCTGGTGTCTGAGAATCATCTATGATGCTCCATACATTGACTCCAGTTATTCCCGTTGTTCCCACCACACCCGTTACTTCGATATTCTGACTAACGCTCGTCGTAACGCTTCCTACCGCACCCGTTCCCGCTACTCCGGTGACGGTTACACTTCCATCTCCTGCTACCGTTACCGAACCTACACCACCTGTCGCCGCGATCCCGGTTGGGGTAACATTTGCATCAGCCGTTACCGATACCGAACCAACTGCGGCTGTTCCGGCCAATCCTGTTACCGAAACACTTCCATCACCTGTTACCGTTACGGAGCCAACTGCACCCGTTCCGGCTATTCCCGTCGCCGTAACATTTGCAGTACCCGTTACAGTGACGCTTCCTACCGATGCTGTTCCCGCTAGACCAGTGACGGAAACATTTGCATCTGCGGCTACCGTGACCGATCCTACTGCCCCGGTACCAGCAACCCCTGTTACGGTAACATTGGCATCGGCTGTTACTGAAACACTTCCAACGCTACCCGTTCCAGCTACACCCGTTACTTCAACGGGTACTGGCTCACCCCAAGTACCGGAACCCCAAGTAGATCGGCCCCAGCCTGTTATATTTGCCATGCTACGCTATGCGGATAATCGCGTTACTCGCATCTGCCGCAGGAAAAGCAATCGTGAACGTACCAGCGGTGGCAGTCTTGTCTGCACCGAAATCCAGAACAATGACTGCCGGATCACCTGATGTAGTCTCGTTATATATCAAGGCACCTCTGGCCGTAAATGTTGCTGTAGTCCATGTTTCATCAACGAAATCGGTGAAACCAGTAGTTCCACTGCTAGAAGGGTCTACCCGCGTTAACGATTCTCCTTCAGCAGTATAGTTCGTGCCACTAATCTCATTAGTAGCAGAATACGCTGTAGTAGATGCGCTCATGGTTGCACTGCTTGTATAAAGCGCAATCTTAAAATCGTTGCCGCCGGAAAAAAGGAAATTGTGCTTCGCTTCCAGCAATTCCTTCTTAAAAGACGTACACATCGCCTGTGTAATAGCCATTACAACTTCTCCACTGAATTAGCTAAATCATTGTGACCTGCTGAACGTAGCAGGGTGATTACCTTGGAGCGATCTTCTTTGATCGCTTCTTTGATATAATAGTTGAAGACATGGCGAATACGATCCTTGAACGCCTTCGCTTGGTCTACGATCAAGGGATGTGCGTCTTCACCTATAGAAATAACCTGCTCCGTAGCGCGGTTGGCCCAATGCTCCGGGCCAAGGGTCGAGTTGCTCGTCGTGATGACGCTGACATCACCTACTTCCCCACTTATCATTGAGCAGTCGTCATTTGCGGTGATATCCTTATAGTACCATCCCTGTATTCATCGCCAGTCATCCGTCCTTCAGCTTCTAGTTTCAATAACATCAACGCTTCTTGATACCTCTGTTGATATAGCTGCATCATATCCGCATCGCCTTTCATGTAGGTGTATGCTTCCACTAAGCAACCATAAAGCAAAACTGTATCAGCATTAGTGCCCAGCCACGATGTACTACTCGTTACGATTGAGGCTGGCTGATAGTAATAATGAAGCTCCGTAACGAAATCGGCGTTAGGCGTAGGACCGACGATAAATGTGTCACTGTCAAAAATACCGTAATACTTGGGGACACCTTCCGTAGATACGTTGGGATACGTTGATCTAATAAAGTTCGCATCTTTGTTCAATAAAAATATTTGGTTACTGGAGCTTGTAATCGCTAGTGATAGTGGAAACAAGAAGTCAGTAGGCATTCCCAGGTACTGATTGCCATCGGTGATCGTGCCAGCAACATTTTTGCGGCTTACGGGCAGGTTGACTGAACGATAGATACGCTGTTCAGCCTGCTTGACGAACGTGGGGATTGCCGCAACAAAAGCTGATTCAGTGTTCTCGCAATAATCCTTGATAGCCGCAGTCAATTCGGCGTAATTCATGTGGTCACCGTCACGATGCCGACCCTACCATGGGCTACGAGATTGCCCGAAGCGCCCGCATTACCATTTCCTACAGGATCAAATGCCGAAAGCCTTCGGCTATCATCCTGGGATAAGTCAGGGCGTGGATCCCTAATAGCCTGTGGATCAGCATAATCGCCAAGCCTGCCAAGAAAGTTCTGGGGCTGGTCCTTGTCTAGCATATCTTTGCCAACCATCAGACCTGTCATACGGCCAGCCTTAACCTGCGGAACCAGATCCTTGAGCTTATAACGAAATCCGGTACGGTCGCAGAACCCGAACGCATATTTACCTCTGGCGAACCTAGCCATCAGCTATAGCCCCCCGGCACAAAGTGAACAGACGCTCTGTCACGATCTTCCTGTTCTGCTAATTGCCATTGAAATTCATACTCAGCTTTAAGTTCAGCAGATCGAACGAACGCTTCGGGGTACTTCTGTGATATAAGGTACGCCAAGCCGGATACAAGCGCCGGAAGGAAGCGAGCAGGGATGTCAGGATTATTTGATCCTACAACACCTGTATCTTCAATACGCCGAATACGCTGATAAACGAATGTGTAATCTTTATTAGGGGTGGGCCACAGGTATACAACCGGAGCAGCACGCTGCTTGTCGATATATAGGTTTACGGGACGCCCCTCGGTAAGCTTGTTTGGGATCGTGGAATACTGCGACACGCTGAATCGTGATAGGGGTAAGTCACTTTGCGTGGTACCAGATCCATCACGAATCCAATGCTGAATCAAATCTATGGTATCTGCTGGTAGCGTGATCGTGGAAGTGCCGTCTGATGCGGTGGCAGTTCCTTGCTCTACGGTCCAGAAATTCAGACCACGATTCGTCCATTCAAGGGATAGCAGATTCAGCGACCGACGAGCCGTATCCATATCATAGCCCGTCTTCGACTGAAGGCCACATCGCTCAAACGCTTCCTCTACAACCTCTGAGATATCAAGGTTGAACGTAGCGGTTCCAGATGTAGCCATCAGCCCGAGTCCACATCAGAACATCCAAACTTCTTGCGTACAGATTCCTTGTAAGAAACGACACCACCTTTGGCCAGCTTGGGCATTCTAGATCCGTTGCCAATCATCCCCTTAGATCTCATATGAGATAGATCAGCAAGATTCATATTCTTGGCCACTATCTTTTTGAGCATACCACCACTAATTAGTCCGCCTGCAGCATAACTCGCAGCAATAGCCTTGGCCTGCTCCCTGTCCGTGACCTCATGGCCAGAACCCGACCTAAGGGTACCTGACTTGAATTTGGACATAATTTCATCTGCTGGCATGATTAAAATGCCCTCCAATTAGGATACTCCTTGGCGATATGGCTTGTATGACCGACTTCTCCTTCATGGTCGGGATAATTTTCAACAAGTCTACTGTAATATCCCCAATTATGATCTGCCTCCGCCTTCTGACGAGCGACCTTGTTGTACGTCGGAACCTTTGCAGTCGAGTTTTTCGGATCTTTAGCCATTAGTAGCTCTTCCTTACGGCCAGCATCACGGTATAACGGTCCCCGTTGGTGGCTCCCGTAGTAGTGAAATCGACATCTCCGTCTGGACTAGTCGCATTATTGGTAAGAGGTCCAGCTTGTCGGAAATCATAGAAACCGTATCCGCTAAGAGTCCAGCAGATCTTGTGGGTACTCGCAGACCACATAATGTCTACGGTCATACCGGAGAGATCATACCATATCTGCTGGATTGTTACACCATCGCAGGCTTTTCCGGTGCCGGATTCGGCTTGGAGGGCGGAAACATCGACCTTTATCTCGTTAGCTTCATCTGTGCCATCGGAGATATTGGTGAATTTCATAACGGCGATGCGGTCGCCGTCTTGGATCGTTTGGGACGTTGTTGCGTTAGCCATCTTGTTCTCCCCGCAAGGACAGGACTCCTGCCCCGCTTGCAATAGGAGATAAAAACCGCCCACCCATTTAGATGGGCGGTCTATCTCATTCTAATATACTACTTGAATCACTATGCAACAGTCGAAATGGGTGTTCCAACAGAAGTAGCCATCCAAACCTGACCAGTACCATTGTCAGATACACAGGTGATACGACAACGAGCGCCGATTGCCGTGGCTGCAACAAAGGTAAAGGTGTCGCCTGAATTGGTGATTACCGGGTTGGCTGCTGTTCCTGCCGCAAGCTGTGCTTGCAGGTAGAACGTGCTTCCCGAAGCCGCTGGAATAGCGATGGTCGTCGTCTTGCCCGACCCTACAGCAGTAGTGACCAAGAAGTCAAAATATGCACCCGTATTCGCACTTGAAGATGCTGGGATGTTGATCACATTATCCAGCGTTCCATGAATCAGAACGATGGAGCCCGACTGTGCAATCGTCAGGGCGGAGGTGATCGCACCAGTAGCCTCCCAGGTCGTGATGATAGGCTGTCTCGCAGCCAGTGTGCTACTAGTAGAAATAGCGCCGCTGCTGTCAACATCAAAATTTGTAGTGAACGCACCAGTCGTTGCATTCTTGGTGACTTGTTCAAATCCGCCCTCTGAGCGAACTGGTCCCGAAAAAGTTGTGTTAGCCATGATCTTCTCCTGTCTTGGCTAGTGTCTGCCGATTACTCGACAGTCAGGAAAAAGAGGGGGGAGCAATCCACTACAAAGCTGCCGTCGAGGTCACCAATAAGAATTGGAAACAGCCCCATAAAGGATCACCCCCCCCTTCTATCTACGCTCCGGGTGAACCCCAGATCCCAAGGGGATCGGAGACACCAAAGCTGTACCGCTCGCGAGCCTTGTAGCGAACATTTCCGGTATCGAAATCACCGTCCATGCTCGTT